CGCGCCTGGCAATGCCGCGCTTGATGGGTTCCCGTACAACGAGATTGACGTGTCGGTCAACTGGCCGCGCAACTTCCCACGCGACGTCTATCGCGGCGTCAAGGTGGTCGGCGTCTTCGGATGGCCGGCAGTGCCAAGCGCCGTGAAGCAGGCGGCAATCATTCAAGCCGGCGCAGTCTGGTCCTCGCGCACCTCGCCGTTCGGCGTCATCGGCTCGCAAGACCTCGGCGGCATTCTTCGCCAGACGCGCGCCCTTCATCCTGAATCTCAAGTGCTGCTTGAGGCATACCGCAAGCGCGAAGGGCTGGCTCGATAATGCCGAACCTAAACACCTACAACCTTGAGATTCAGCAGGGCGCGACGCTATCACTCGTTGCAACCTGGAAGGATTCCGCTGGCACGGCAATCAACCTGACTGGCTACACGGCACGACTCAACGTCCGAGAGACCTACTCATCCGCGTCAGCGATCCTGACGCTCACCACGGAGAACGGTGGCATCACGCTTGGCGGAGCTGCGGGAACCATCACTCTCACGGCGACCGCGACCGCGACTGCGGCGCTGACCGCACCGTTCAGCGGCGTCTACGACCTTGAGATGGTCGCCGCCGGTGGCGTCGTCACTCGACTCTTGGAAGGAGTGGCAACTGTCTCGCCAGAGGTGACGAGGTGACCGTCAGCGTAACCGTCACTAGGCAGACGGTCACTATTGACGACGGCAGAGATGTTGTAACAGTAAGCCCAGTCACGCAAAGCGTCTCCGTTGCATCGCCTGGACCTTCAGGTCCGCAGGGCGCCGCTGGTGCAACTGGTGCCACTGGACCGCAAGGTCCTGCTGGTGCAACAGGTGCAACTGGAGCTACTGGTCCTCAGGGTCCGACTGGCGCTACAGGCGCAACAGGAGCCACTGGCCCAGAAGGTCCTAAGGGCGATACTGGCGACACTGGCGCAACTGGCGCAACGGGTGCGACAGGTGCCACAGGTGCTACGGGTCCACAAGGTCCACAAGGCGAGCAAGGTATTCAGGGTCCTGAGGGTATTCAAGGACCGCAAGGCATTCAGGGTCCGAAGGGCGACACTGGAGATACCGGCGCAACTGGCGCCGCTGGCGATAAGTACCAGACGAGCAGCACGAGCAGCCTGACAATCGGCACTGGCTCAAAGAGCCTCACCGTGCAGACGGGCTTGTCATACACCGTCAACCAGTCAGTCATTGTGAGCTACGACGTCGGCAACCATATGCACGGCGAAGTTGATTCGTACAACAGCGGCACTGGCGCACTCGTCGTCAATGTGCTTTCCGTCGAGGGCAGCGGCACCTACTCATCGTGGGTCGTCAACCTTGCAGGCGCCGTTGGAGCAACTGGCGCGACAGGGGCAACTGGCGCGACAGGCGCGCAAGGACCGCAAGGCATTCAGGGAATCCAGGGCGAGCAGGGTATTCAAGGCGTCAAGGGCGACACAGGAGACACAGGTCCGACAGGAGCAACTGGAGCAACTGGCCCTGCGGGTGCGACTGGAGCTACAGGTGCGACTGGACCGCAAGGTCCACAAGGCGACAAAGGCGATACAGGTGATACAGGCGCGACTGGCGCCACCGGCGCGACTGGACCTGCAGGCTCTGCCGCGACGATCGCTGTTGGCACCGTCACGCAAGGCACTGCCTTTGTCATCACGAACAGCGGCTCATCCTCCGCTGCGGTCTTTGACTTCACGCTTGTCAAGGGCGACAAGGGAGACACAGGGGATACCGGCGCGACAGGTGCAACGGGACCGCAGGGACCTCAGGGTGATCCTGGCGTAGTCGCCGCAACATCGCCGATCACGCTGACAAGTGGGACGGTCGCAATCGGCACGGCCGCGATTGGCGACGTGTACGGCGCAACAACGCTCACCGACTCAACCTCATCCACCTTGACCACAACGGCAGCCACGCCGAACAGCGTGAAGTCAGCCTATGACTTGGCTGGCACGGCAATCCCAAAGAACACGGTCACGACGGCAGGCGACATTCTGTACGCCTCTGGCTCGGCGACGGTTGCTCGATTGGGGATCGGCGCAACCGATCAGGTGCTGGTCGTCGCTTCGGGTGCGCCTGCGTGGGCATACAAGCCGAACGTCGTTGTAAACGCGCAGACTGGAACTGCCTACACGCTTGCGCTCACGGATTCAGGCAAACTGGTTGAGATGTCCAACGCCGCTGCGATCACGCTCAGCGTGCCAACAAACGCGACTACGGCGTTCCCAACTGGGACGCAGATTGACCTCTTGCAAACTGGTGCTGGGACTGTAACCGTGGGGGGCGCGGGAGTCACCTTGCAATCAAACGGAAGCAAGTTGAAGTTGAACGGTCAGTACGCAGCCGCGACGCTCATCAAGCGCGCGGAAGATACTTGGGTGCTGATCGGCAACCTGACGAGCTAATGAGTACGCTCGGCATCTGGGCATCGGCTGGCGGTGTGTCGTTCGTCACCGCCACTGGCGGAACTGAAACCACGTCGGGCGGCTACAAGTACCACAAGTTCACGGCGGCGGGAACCTTCACGGTTAGCGCCGGTGGAGACATTGAGGTTCTCTGTATTGCTGGCGGCGGCGCTGGAGGCGGATACCTGTCTACCAGCATTGGTGGCGGCGGAGGAGGTGCTGGCGGGTTGAAGTATTCAAGTGTTGCAACATCTGCAGGAACATTTGTTGTTGCGGTTGGGGCAGGTGGAAGCTTCAACTCAACCGGCGCTGGCGCGAATGGAAATAACAGCACCTACAACGCAACGACCGTTGTCGGGACTGCTGGCGGCGGCGGCGGTCTCGGAAACTCAACAACGGCTTCGGCAAACGGGAAAAACGGCGGATCTGGCGGAGGAGCGTCACGCGGAACAGCGGCAAACGGAACTGCCGGAACTGGGACGAGTGGACAAGGAAACAACGGCGGCTCGATTGCAAATGACAATCCAGGCGGCGGTGGTGGTGCAGGAGCTGCGGGATCTTCTTCTCCAAGCAGTAGTACCGGTGCAGCAGGAGGCGTTGGGTCAACGGCGTACACAACGTGGGGATCTGCAACGTCTTCTGGTCAGAACAGCGGTGGAACGTATTATTTTGCTGGCGGCGGCGGAGGCGGCATTGTAGGTACGTTCAAGTTTCCAAGAAGCCCTGGCGCAAATGGACTTGGGACTGGAACGAATACTGGCGGCGGCGGCAAGGGTCGTTATAGCGAAGGAGACGGTGCGACAGGCGGCGAGTCAGGAAACTCCGGCATTGTGATTATTCGTTACCTGACGGCATAGGAGGTTAGATGGCACACTTTGCAGAGATTGACCAAGACAACAAAGTGATTCGCGTGCTTGTCGTGCCAGACGATCAGGAGGACCGAGGCCAGGAGTACCTTGCCACCGATCTTGGGCTTGGCGGAACGTGGCTCAAGACCTCCTACAACACCTATGGTGGCGTTCACGCAAACGGCGGTACACCGTTTCGCAAGAACTACGCTGGGATTGGGATGGCATACGACGCAGAGCGTGACGCATTCATTTCCGAGCAGCCAGATCCGAGCTGGACGCTCAACGAAGAGACGTGTTTGTGGGAAGATCCAAACGCCCAGCCAGAACTAGTAATACCGGAACCACTAAGTGAGTGAGGCCAGATCCTGCGGCACTTGCACTAAGTGCTGCGAGGGATGGCTTCCAACCGTAATACTTGGGCAGCAACTCAAGGTCGGGTCTCCGTGCAGGTTCATCTGTAGCGGGGGAGGCTGCTCGATTTACAACAGCGGAAGACCTAGAGACTGCGTTGATTTTACTTGCCTTTGGATAGACGATAAAGAAGTCCCAGACTGGGTAAAGCCAGAAAACTCTAAGGTAATCGCTAGGCTTATGCCAAAGGGGTTTGAGAAGGACGGCAAGGGGACATTAGACATTATTCCTGCTGGCAGCGTGGTCACGGACGAGTATCGAGCGTGGGCTAAGATGTACGCTGAGCAGCACGGACTGCATTATCGGGAGTATGGAGTGAACGCCTAATGAGCTTCAACGACGCCGAGATTATCGCTGGACTTGCGGAACACCTAAAGTCGGTCCTTCCGCCGGTTGGGTACGCCATCCGAGCCGTCCATCCTTATCCCCCAGATAACCTCGCCGTAGCGCCCGCCATCGTGATCGTGCCAGGAGATGACACGGTGAGTTACGGCGCCTCTAATCGTCAGATCACGTTGACCCTCAATGCAACGCTTTACATTCAGCCCCAAGCTGACCTTGCGCGCAAGTACGCCGACCTTATGGTGTGGCGCACCTGGCTGCGTGACTCGCTGATTGACGGCGTAACACTAGACAACACGGCGGCCGTGGCGCAGGCAAGCGTCGTCTCAACCACGATGGGGACTGACACGTGGGGCGACGCCGACTTCCTGACCATTACCGCAGTTGTGGAGGTCGCCTCCGTCGAGGCGATTGCAACCAGTGCCTGACTTGAAGAAGCCAATCTCTTACAAGGTCATCAGCCACATTGACGTGCAGTTCGTGCCAGGTTCAATCCCACAGGGAGAGTTCGTGGCTGGGTTGCCGTCAGACGGTAGTATCATCAGCGCACCCGTGGTCCAGGCAGAAGCTTGGATCGCAGCAGGAATCGCCAAGCGTGCCGCGACTGCGGCTGAAGACAAGGAGACCGAATAATGCCAGCCGCATCTGCAGGGAACGTCCTGTTCAGCAAACTGGTCGCCTTCAAGGAGGCGACGCCTGGAACTATCCCAACGCTGACCAGCGGCGGCCGCAAGCTGCTCGTCACGCCAACTGGCGTGATCAGCAATGGCACAACCATTGAACTTGGCACCGAGCGATCCGTTGCGCTTCGCAACCCGCTCATCGGCTCCACCGGCACGATCGTCTCCGTTGAGCCAACGCTCAGCGCGACCGTCCCTGCCGTGAGCGTCGGCGAACTTCCACTCTGGCTCTCAATGACGCGCACCGATACGCCTTCAGGCACGGCTGCGCCATACGAGTGGGACTACGACTACTCGATGACAGCAGCAAACTCGCCGACGTCCTACACGTTGATCGCAACGGATGGCACGCAGGCATACGCCGCGAACTACTGCTTGGCTGAGTCAATCACGATTGCGGCAGACCGCAACGGACTGACCAACCTGAGCGCCAACCTCTTCGCGCAGCAGATCGCCAAGAACAGCGCGACGCTTGCCGAAGGCACGCCGACTTCGCCGTTTATGTCGGGACGCCTCTGGAACGCCTTCCAGCACGGCTCAACCTTTCCAGGCACGGCTGACGGAACCGCATACGAGTACCTGCTCGACTTCTCACTGGAGTTCAACGCAGGCATCACGCGCCAAGCGTACCTTGCAGGCACGACCGTTTTCAGCACGCACGCCGAAAGCAACCCATTCACTGGCACGCTGACGATGACGGTAAGCAGCACGGCGAGCGCAGTCTCGACGTGGTACGACGCTTATCAGGCAGCGACCCCGAAGGGCGTGCGACTGACGTGGAGCAACGGCACCTACTCGGCACACATCCTTGCGATGATCGTCCCAACGGAAGTTCAGCAGATGGCTGGCGCCGAAGATGGTCTGACCACGATGGCCGTGACTGGCACGCTGGTCTACGACACGGTGAGCGCGAAGAGCCTTCGCATCGTCGTGAACAGCGACTTGGCGGCGTTGCCGTAAGTTCAACCTAGTAGCAGAGGAGGAGGCTAGATGAGCCAGAGCAAGCCACAGTTCCGCACCGTTGAAGTCACCCTATCCGCGCCGTTTGACGGCTGGACAGCCACGATGAAGGCAGAGGGCGTTCCTGCTCGTGTCTTCATTGAGTTGCAAAGCGGCAGCGCCGAGCGCGCGCTGAACGCACTTCAGAAGCTCGTGATCACGCACAACTTCCTGACCGAAGATGGCGAGCCGGCGACAGAGGTGCTTGACGCACCAATGGACGCACTGAGCGACGCGATCACGAAGTGGAGCGATGCGGTAGCAGCACTCCCCCCTCGATAAGACTCGACGCCCAGCGGCTGGCGGCGGGTCGTTCACTCACGCCGCATCCGCTGATCGCAGCACACCTGATCGGCGAGAAGTTCCACATCCCACCGCACGAGGTGCTGGAGTGGGACGCAGGAGACTTCACTCGTACACTGGCTCTAATGTCCGACCTGCAGCCAAAGGAGCAACGTGGCCGCTAACGATTCGCTGGTTCTGCAAATCAAGACCGACAAGAACTTTGATGACCTCCGCATCGGGTTCTATCAGGCGAGCAATCCGAGCGGCTTCAAGCGGATGCAGTCCTTCGCCGCACTGAACGCTGCGCGCACGATGCTCAAACCAATGAAGCAAGCAGCTCCTAAGGGCAGAACCACCGAGAATCCAGGCAAGTTGCAGAAGAACGTCAAGGCGCGTGGCGTGCGGTTCAATAAGCCTGGAGCCGTGGTCGGAATCAAGGGCGGACGCTCTGGTGTCTTCTACGGCTGGTTTGTCGTGGAAGGTCGTGGCGGCGTGCGGCGAACCAAGTCAGGATCAGTCGCAGTGCGTCCAGTCGCCGCGCGACCATTCGTCTCAGATACCGTCAAGAAGGCGGGTACAATCGAGAAAGCAATGGAAGCCTTCTCTGCAACCACGGAGAAGTTCCTCAATGACGGCGCCTTCCGCGCCACCATCCTGAAGTTCAGGAGAGGGAACCAACGCTGATGGCTGCTGACCGATCCGCAAACTTCGTCATCAAGGCGAAGGACGCTGCCACTGGGCCGCTCGGCAAGGTAGGCGGCGCTATGGGTCGGCTTCGCGGCGCCTCAGTCACCGCGTTCAAAGCAATCGGCGCAGCTGCTCTGGCAGCCGGTGCAGCACTCGTAGCCTTCGCAGCCAACGCGGTAATGGCCGCAGCCGAGGATGAGAAGCAGACCATCCGATTGAACGCTGCGCTCAAGGCGCGCGGCTTCCAGCTAGATCAACTCTCGCCGAAGATTGACGAGCAGATCAAGGCGATGGCTCGCCTCGGATTCACGGACGACCAGGTGCGAGATGGTCTGGAAATCGGAAGCCGATTCTTCAAGAATCAGGAGAACCTGCTCAGGGCGAACGCAGTCGCTGCAAACATTGCCGCAGCAACCGGCAAGGACCTCAGCACCGTGATGCTCGCCATCGGACGAGGCGCGCTGGGAAGCACGCGCGGGTTGATGCAACTCGGCATTGAGGTTGAGAAGGGCGCAAAACTCAAGGACATCCTGCGAGCCGCTGACGAGAAGTATCTCGGCGTGGCTGAGGAAGTCGCTAACAGCACGAGTGGCAAGTTCGCCGCAGCGCAGATTCGCTTCAACGAAGCCATTGAGACGTTCGGCTCCAAGTTGCTACCAGTGGTCAATGAGGCCCTTGCCTTCCTTACCGAGACGGCTCTGCCTGCCTTCGAGCGGCTAATGGAGGACCTCGGACCTATCTTCACCGACATCTTGGACAACTATGTCCGACCACTGTTTGATTCCTTCAGCGAACTGTTTGCCATCTTTGACACTGGGGACGAGTCAATCAACCTTCTGACCATTGCACTTGCGCCGTTGAAGTTGGCGCTTGAAGCCATCAAGTTCGTCATTGACGCCATTGTTGCTGGGCTGAAGATTATCGGCGTGGGCGGCGGGCTCAAGACGCAGAAACTTGACGCAGCGGCTGAAGCCGCAGGCTATGGCGGAGGGTCATACGTCAATCCGATGAACCGAAGCGGCGGCACAAGCAACTCAATCACGACCAACACAAATCTCTATCTTGACGGCCGTGTAGTCGCGCAAAGCACAAACAACTATTTGGGCAACCAGACACGCAACACAAGCCCGCAGCGGTCATACCCCAGGAACCCATAAATGGCGACGGCGCCGTATCAGCTCTGGATGGATCTCGCGCCGATCGCGTCTGCAATCCGAGTCTCTAGCACGGTCACAATCACCACGACCAGCCCGCACGGTCTAACCACCGGCGCTGAGATTCAAGTCGGCGACGCCACAGGCGTGGCAGGAACCTCAATGGTGGGCGTGTACGACGTGACCGTGACTTCAGGCACCACCTTCACCTACACGGCCGCAGGCTCGGCAGGAACGGCGACAATCGGAAGCGCCTTTATCGCTTACGACTTGCTCAACCCACCAATCAACTACGCCGCTGGAACCGCACGCCAAAACGCAATGATCGCCGACATCACGACGCTAAACCTGAGCAGCAACGGTGACGGCTCTGGCTCCACGATGTCGTTTGACGTCCTGCAAGAAATCACGCCTGAGGTCGGGCCGTGGTTCAATCTTGTTCCAGACAACACTCGCATCCGACTTGTCTATAAGGACACGGGAAGCGAGCCGGCAAGCACGGGTTCTGATGTGTATTTCTTGGGCATCCTTGACGCGGTAACTTCGCAGCTCAACGGGTCAGGTCAAGGAACCTTGACAACTGTTTCGCTTAGCGATGCAAACACCGTGCTTGATCGAGTTGCAGTATTTGGAAAGAGCGGTTCAAACCGCTTGATTGCCAGCGCGACGAGAAGCAGCAACACGGCAACATACCGCACGACTGTTGATCACGGCTTCGTCAATGGGCAGACGGTCAAGATTACTGGTGTGCTAAGTACCGGCACGGCTACGTTCAACGGCACCTATACGATCAGTTCGGTCACAAGCAATAGTTTCAATGCGAGTAATACTGGAAGCAACCAATCAAGTTCGGACAAGGTGGAGGCCGCCTTCGCGCGAGACGGAAGAAGCAACGACTGGGTAGTCGTCTCTGCGGTTGGCGGAGCCAAGTTTTTCATTGAGAGCGGAGACACGGTAAGGATTAGGCGTGGCTCTCTGACTGGCTTTGGCGACTCAACGACGATGCGGCTGCGGCTAGACAACACCTTCAGCGGTGGCGATGTCGTCAGGGTCAGCGACTCGTCCTTCAAGGTTCGCCTTGCTCGACCCTACACCTTCACGTGGGGAACCTTCGGCAACGGCTCGGTCACTTCGCAAGGCATTGTCCGCGACCCAACCCAACAGCCTGGGCAGGTCACCGTCACGATCCCAGGCGGGCTGACAGAGACAGATGCAGTCAAGAGCCTGCTCGCAACCGTCAACCAATACAAGTCGGCTGACTACCCAATGCAGCGCGTCCTTTCAACAAGCGGCACCGCAAACATTGTGGGAGGAACTTCCTACGACAACGGGCCAGCAATCCAGTTTGCGTCCTGCTCGCTGCGCTCGGCGCTTGACACGATAATCGAGACTTACAGCGGCGCCGACGTAAAAGAGCGCCGCTACTACATTGACTTGGCTGGCAAGCTCAACTACCGCCTCGTGGACGCTGCATCCAAGCCGACTTATGCCACTGCGCCCTATGCCATCATCGTGAGCGGTGCAGGAACGCCAAATACGACAACTGGCAAGGCGACCGTGCCGCCGTACAACTTGAGCGTCAACTGGGATCACAGCGCAATCAAGAACGCGCAGTTCACGCTGCCAGCGGCTGGCGGTGGTGTTCCGCTAACTACGGTGCTTGCCTATACGGATATGTACGACGATGACGGGGTGCGCGTATTCGCCAATCGTGATGGCGCCCCACTCTTTGACGACGTGGTGGACTTCCCAGGCGCGTCCAACAATCAGGGCGCGCAGGTCAAGCGAGCCGCCGCCGCGTACTTCATTGAACGCTACAAGCCGATGCTCTCTGGGCAGTTCACACTTCGCGGGGCGGGAACGGCGGCGCACAACCTCAACGGCTTTAGCGCGGGCTACGCGCAGACCGGCGCGTCTACCTTTGCGCTTGTCAGCCGCTGGGAGCCAGGGCAGTGGGTTGAGATCACTGCTGCTGGGTTAGGGCTGAGCGGCCTGTATCGCGTTGAGCAGGTGGACTGGAGCCTTGAGCCTGGCTCCTATACTCAGATCATCACGGTCACATTCAATCGGCGAAACCCAAGCGACCTTGCGTCGCTCATTGCAAACTTGAGGAGATAAGAATGGCTCAATGGGGTTCAAGTGGCGGGCTGATTAGTCAGAACATTAGCCAGACGGTTGACAATCAGGGCAACGCCATCATTTCGTCTGCGACTGAGTTCGGCGCCTCGCCGCTTGGCTACGCGCCGCTTGTGCAGTCGCTCTTCGGACTGCCTAACGCAACCTTTCAGTTGACTCCACCAGACACCACAACGACCATTAGCCAGGCGAACCCACTGCCGTACTGGGATGTGCAGGACTACAGCGCAGGCGTGATGACGGCGCAGGCGCTGTTTGACTCAACTACCAACACGTGGGGAATCAAACTTGACCCTGGAACGGCGGTCGCAAACGACTATTTGACACTTACCACACGCTCATTCCTTGTAAACGACGACAATCTTCAGCTAAGACAGCAGGCGCTCGCGGTCGTATCAAAAAGCGGAACCTACTCTGGAACGACGCAATGGAACCTACAACTTCTTGCCTCTTACTACTCCGCAACGGACACGCTGCTTCATTCTTGCACCGTGGCAACCATTTACGACAACGGAACGTGGACTTCAATGAGCGGAACTACGACGACGAGCGGAACTGCAATTAGCGCATCAGCGCACTATGTTGACCTCACCTTCAAGCTCAATGCAACAGCAACTGTCAGCAGCAGTACAGCGGTGACCGTTAAGTCCTGCTTGCTGCAAACTTCAGCGCGCAACACCAATTCTTTTATTGTCAAGGAGACCTTCACAAGCAGCACGACGTGGAACATTCCGACCAACGTCAAGCAACTTGTCGGCGCGGCTGTACTGGGTGCTGGCGGTGGCGGCGGCTCTGGCGGATATGCGTCTGCTCCATCTCCCGAGGTTGGATCAGGGTCTGCTCGAGTAAGTGGCGGCGCTGGTGGTGGAGGTGGCGCGCTTTATATCGCCTTTAACACGCCAATTTCTGGAACGGCCCTGACGATTAGCGTCGGCGCTGGAGGAGCCGGTGGAACGGTTACCGCTTCTTCTGGAAACTTTACGGCTGGTAACGCAGGAGCAGATGGGGGCGCGTCAAGCGTTGGCAGCCTGATGACTGCTGGTGGTGGATTTGGCGGCAAGGGTGGCACCGCATATGCATCTGGAACAACACAAGTCGCAGGAACCCCTGCTGGCGGATCTGCTGGAACCGCAAGCACAATCATCTGGGGATCTCTGACACAAGCTGGTGCCGCCGGAGGAAATGGCGCATCTGCTGGGACAGCGATCTTTGGCGCTGCTGGGGCTGGTGGCACCAGTGCGATCGGCGCATATTCTGGTGTGCCGTTCTTGTCTTTGCCTGGCACTGGTGCTGGAGGTCAAAGCGCGGTTGGAACAACTACTAGCGGAACCTACGCCGTTGGGTCTGGCGGTGCTGGCGGTGGCGCAAACTTTATTGGCGGTGGCGGCGGAGGCGGTGGCGGCTCGGTATTTGCCAATGCAACTGTAGGAATTACTACGCCAGCCACGTCTGCTGCTGGAGCAGGAAATCACGGCGGAGGCGGAGGAGGCGGTGGGATTGGGGCAATTGGCGAAACGACATCTGGAACTGCTGGCGCTGGTGGAAGTGCAGCCGCGCTATCTGGCGGCGGAGGCGGTGGCGGCGGCGGGGCAGCAACGTTTGATAATCGTCCAATTGTTCCTGGCGCTGGCGGCTCAGGATCAAGCGGCCTTGTCGTTATTTTCTATGTGGGCTAACAAATGAAGCGATATGCATTTCTTGATGCGAATGCGACGGTTCTAAATCTGATCGTTGGCGATTTAACTCCTGAGCAGCAGGAAATGTTTTTGCACGATCACAACCTGATGTACGGCGCTCAACAGATCATTGAGATCACGACCGACGTGCCAGTGTGGATCGGCGGGTCGTATACTCAGGGCGCATTCGAGCCAGCCCCAGAGCCTCAGTCAGAGCCTCTGCCTGAGCCGCAGCCGGAGCCTGAGCAATGAGTCCACGCACCAGCCAGAACGCGGAGATTCTCAAGCGACTCGATTTGATGAACACGCGCTTAAACGCGCAGTCGGACAAGATTGACGCGCTAACAAGCGACATTGACCAGATGAAGGGCGGTCTTGCCGTCCTCCGCGCCATTGGCGCACTGCTCGGCGTCGGCGGTCTTGGCGCGCTCCTGACCTGGATGATCCAGCAGTCAAAGTGACTCTCGTCGTCCGCTCGCAACTCGGACTCGCTGAGCGCCTCGGCGTGAAGGCAATGGACGACTGCGGCCCTGCAAGCCTTGCCACCTGTGCCACCTACGTCGGGCTGCCGACAACCACGAAGCAGGCACACGCTGCTTGCGCTCAGGCTGGGCGCGTGGATACCCCGACCGGCGCTGAAGGCACTTCCGCCGCGCAGCTCGTGAAGGCTGGCAAAATCCTCGGACTGAACACGCGTTCGGTTTACGACTGGAGCGAGGCGAGCAATCAGGTCAAGAATGGCGCCGCGCTGATCCTCAACATTCAGGCAAGCCAGAAGGTACTGCCAGATCACCTACGCTCCAAGTGGCAGCGCGACTACTGGAAGAAGCAGCCGCTTGCCACCTACGGCCACTACGTCGTGTTGGCGTATCAGGATGGCGGCTGGCTCTATGCTTGTCCGACAATGCAGGAGGGCAAGCCTGGAAGGGCTGCTACGCCTGAAGAAGTGAAGGTGTTGCGAGACTCGAAGGGGAACGCGGGATTCCCGACGCCACCGGCGATGGTGCTCGTACACAGAAAGTAGGGAGAAATGGATCAGTTCTACAGCGATCTCATCAACGCGCTCATTGTGGCGCTCGTGCCAGTGGCGATTGGCGCGCTCGGCTACCTCGCCAATCAGGTCATCAACTTGATCAAGGCAAACGTCAGCCGTGAGCAGTACGCGATGCTGGAGAAGATCGCCTCGGCGACCGTGGCCAGCCTTGAGCAGACCTTGAAGAGCAAAGAGGGTCAGGAGAAGAGGGCGGCTGCCATTGCGCTCGTGCGCGCTGAGTGTGCCAAGCGTGGGATCAAACTGGATGAAGAGGCCATCGGCAACGCCGTAGAAGCCGCCGTCTACCGCGCCAAACTAGGGGCTTGACAAGAGCCTGAGACCGCTTCACTCTGGCTGCGTGGTGTGTAGCTGCGCCACTTAGGGGGAGGTTTATGGAGAAAGTCAGAAGGGGTCCGCGCTGCGCGATGTTCGCGCCTCCGCTACCTGCGGAGGACCTAGAGCGGCTGCGTGCCGCTCTCAAAGCGCCTGAAGTGGCAACATCGTCAATCTGGCGATGGCTCGACAAGAAGAACGTTGATGTCGGGATTGAGACCGTGAAGCGGCACCGCAGGGGCGAGTGCTATTGCAGGAGGGAAGTATGACGGACTTTAAGGAGTTCCAGCAAGAGGACGAACTGAACGAACTGAAGTCAGCGCACCGGCGTGCGCTGCGAGCACTGGCAAAAAAGGAGCAGCAGACCGAGGAACTCGTGGAGGCGGTGTACCGCGCTGCGAAGGATGCGGCGGTCGGGATGAAGATCCCTGCCGTGCCAGCGCCGAAGCCAGATAAGCGCAAAGGCAAGCGCGAGGTTGCCATCGTGCAACTGAGCGACTGGCAGTTGGGCAAGAAGAGCGTGGACTACGACATTGACACTGCGGCGAAGCGGCTGCAGTTGCTCGCCGAGAAGGTCAAGCGCGTCGTAGAGATTCAGCGCAAAGATCACCCAGTGGATGACATCAAGATTCTACTGACTGGCGACCTCGTGGAGTCAGACGGCAACATCTTCCCTGGGCAGGCATACGAGGTTGAGGCTGGCGGCTTGTACGTCCAGATCTTCCGAGGCGCGGAGATGCTGGCGCAGTTCGTCAGAGCGATGGCCGCACTCTTCCCGCAGGTAGAAGTCTATGGCGCAATCGGCAACCACGGACGCTTGGGACGCTACTCGGATCACTCGCCAGAAAGCAACAGCGACGCGATTCTCTACAACATTGCGCGCTCACTCGTGCTGAGCGAGAAGCGCGTGAGCTGGAAAGAGAGCCTCACCGTTGGCGGACGCCACTGGTACGACACGCTCGACTTGCCAGGCGGCAAGATCGGGATGATCGTCCACGGCGATCAGTTCAGAGGTGGACTTGGAATGCCGTGGTACGGCGTCGCAAAGAAGGCGAGCGGCTGGCGCTTGAGCGTCGCGCCGTTTGACTATCTCTGGTTCGGACACTGGCATCAGCCTGCGCGACTCGTCCTTGCCGACGGCAAGATCACGACGTGGTGCAGTCCGTCGC